TTTAACCAAGCACTGCACGGTTACTATTCTGCCACTGGCGCATAAGGAGCAACTAAATGGCTATTTCCCGCGCACAACTACTGAAAGAACTGCTTCCCGGACTGAATGCTTTGTTTGGTCTGGAATATGCTCGCTACGGTGAAGAACATAAAGAAATTTATGAAACTGAGACTTCTGAGCGTTCTTTTGAAGAAGAAACCAAACTGTCCGGTTTTTCTGCTGCACCGGTCAAGAACGAGGGTTCTGCCATCGCTTATGACAATGCACAGGAAGCATGGACTGCTCGATATAACCACGAAACCATTGCTTTGGGTTTCTCATTGACCGAAGAGGCCATTGAGGATAACTTGTACGACAGCTTGTCTGCTCGCTACACCAAAGGTCTGGCCCGTGCTATGTCATACACCAAGCAGGTAAAAGCTGCTGCTATTTTGAACAACGGTTTCTCTGCCTCTTATGCTGGCGGTGATGGCGTTGCTCTGTTTAGCACTGCTCACCCATTGGTTGCTGGCGGTACCAACAGCAATCGTCCTTCTACAGCTGCTGACTTGAATGAAACTTCGTTGGAAAACGCAGTCATTCAAATTGCTGCTTGGACAGATGAGCGCGGCCTGTTGATTGCAGCCAAACCTAGAAAATTGATTGTTCCTCCTGCATTGCAGTTTGTGGCTACCCGTTTGCTGGAAACCAGCTTGCGGGTTGGAACTACCGACAATGATGTAAACGCAATCAAGAACAATGGTTCGATTCCTGAAGGGTATAGCCAAAACCACTTCTTGACCGACATCAATGGTTGGTATCTGACTACTGACGTACCCAACGGCATGAAGCACTTTGTCCGTACTCCGCTGGCTAACAGCATGGACGGCGACTTCGACACCGGCAACGTGCGTTACAAGTCCCGCGAGCGTTACAGCTTCGGTTGGTCTGATCCTTTGGGAATGTACGGCTCCCCTGGTTCGTCCTGATAAGTTAAGGGGGCCTTGTGCCCCCTTTTCTTTTAATGTATATTGAACGCATTCCGGGAAACCCGGCGTATCAAACAGTCCCGGCTGACTGTCATGCAAGATTGATACGCTATAACGCATGGAGATATTCTTATGGGATTCGCAACTCACCTTGGCCCTTGGTTGTTGGGCACTGTTAAAAACACAACCGGCTCTACCTCTGGCACTATCCGCAACTTGGGCGCAACAGTTGTATCGCAGTCCAAAGCCATTTTGTACACGGATATTACGGCAGCCACGGTTGCTTTTACGATTCCGGCAGGCTCACAAATTCTGACCGCTGCGTTTAACACCACTGTTGCTTACGCAACAACAACCCCTACATACGCACTTTTTTCTAATGCTGTTGCAATCAATACAGCAGCCAACGGAAGCGTATTTGCAAACACGGGCATCGTAAATATTTTACTTGGCAATAACTCTGCCGCCGCCGCCGTGCTGTGTAACAACGTAGGTACGTCAGACGCAATTATCACGTTTACACAGGCCAACGTCACTGCGACTTCTGGTGCTGGTACATTGACCTTGACGTATGTTGTCAAAGACTCTGACGGTTCTGCTAACCCAACCGCCACTCAACAATAATTGATCTAGGGGGCTTCGGCCCCTTTTAAAAGGAGATTGATTATGATGCAGACAGATGTAAAAAGCGGCGCGGCAGCAGCCAATGCAACCACTACCATTTTTGCTGGCCCAGCTCGTATTAAAGGTATATCCATCAGCTATTCAACGGGTGCAACGGTTGTTCTGAATGATGGCACAGCCGGTACAGCTATGTTTTCTTTTACCGCGCCAGCGGCTGCGGGTTCTATCTACATGATGTTCCCCGGAGAAGGCATTAGATGTAGTACTAATATTTCTGCCGTGGTATCTGCGACAACAACCGCAGTGGTGTTCTATGGCTAAAAAAACTCCCTCCCTTGCAATTGGTCGGGGTGAAAAACTACCCACTTCCAAGGGGGCGGGACTGACTGCCAAGGGTCGTGCTAAGTACAACGCAGCAACAGGAAGCAACTTAAAGGCTCCACAGCCCCAAGGCGGCCCGCGTAAGAAATCGTTCTGCGCTCGTATGTCTGGTATGCCGGGGCCAATGAAAGATGAAAAAGGTAAGCCAACCCGCAAGGCGGCTTCTCTAGCAAGATGGAAATGTTAGGAGTAAATCATGGATGAAGAATTAGGCGATACAAATAGATTTCTTATAAGCAAAGACGCAGCTGGCAATCCTGTTTATTTGCACAATAATGTTGCTGTGCCTAAAGATGTTTTTGACCAAAGAAGCGCTCAGTCAACTGCCGACCAAAAAACAATGTTGAAGCCAGATGCATTTGATTCACAGTTTGATGACATGCGGGCTAAAACACTTGCACTGAAAAAGCCAATCAAAAAAGCAAAAGGTGGGGCAATTAAAAGTTCGGCCTCCAGGCGCGGCGATGGCATTGCCCAGCGTGGTAAGACAAAAGGTAGGTTTGTTTAAATGGCAAATTACAAATCACGAACAACTGAGGAAATTGGCGATACTGACCGTTTTGGCAATTACAAGCCTGGAAGCGCAAAGGCCAAAGAAGATGCCGGTAAAGCCAACCTTGAATCCGCAAAAAGTTTTTTTAAACGCTTTACCGGCGGTGATAAAAAACAAATTTCAACTTCCTCGGATGATGATTATGACGCAAGAAAACAAATTGCTAATGATGCAATTGACAAGCGTATAGCAGAAAAAGGCCCTATACAAATAGAGCCAGCAGGACGTATGCCAAGGCCAAGTACGCTGTCAGACCGAATTTTGGATAGTTTGCCTATGGCTACCATAACGAATAAGGCGGCTGAAGCCGGCATTATTAACCCACCTGTTTATCTTGAAGGTGAATCTGCAAGTCAAGAAAATGAACGCAGAAAAACTGGTTTGATGTCTGTTGCAGATCAGTATCGAACAAATAAAGGCATACCGTCTGTAGCAATAAAAAAAGGCGGAAAAGTATCAGCGTCGGGCAAAAAAAATGTTGTTAAAACTGTAAAATCTTCACCGGCCTCCAGGCGTGGTGATGGCATTGCCCAGCGTGGGAAAACAAAAGGTAGGTTTGTATGAACGAACAAAACCAAGAAACTCTGAAGTATGCCCTTGATGGTGCGTCCCTTCTCACTGTCATAGGAACGCTTGTGGAATTCTTACCCGCTTTATCTGCAATTCTCAGTATTGTTTGGGTGGCAATCCGCATCTACGAAACTGAGACTATGAAGAAATTATTGAATCGTAAGAAAGACGATGCCGAGTAGTAGCGCCAAGCAGCACAGATTCATGGAAGCCGTGGCCCACAGCCCGGAATTTGCCAAGAAAGCAGGAGTCCCACAATCTGTGGGTAAAGAATTCAGCAAGGCCGATAAAGGCAAAACTTTTAAAAGAGGTGGTGAGATGGCAGAATCTAAAGCAATGATGAAGAAAGAAGTTTCTTTCATGAAGAAAAAAGGCGCTCCCGCCTCTATGCTTAAGCATGAAAAAGAAGAAATGGAAGGCATGAAACACGGCGGCAAGGTCAAAAAGATGGCTATGGGCGGTATGACTGCTCCTGCGCCAGCTGGTGCCCCTATGGACCCCCGTAAAGCCGCCATGATTGCCAAGGCAATGCGCGGTCGCCGTCCAGGTATGGCGCCAGCTGCTGCAATGCCTCCTGCTGCTCCTGGTATGAAAAAAGGTGGAGCTGTCTATACCCGTGCAGCTGATGGCGTCGCATCTCGCGGCAAAACCAAAGGCACCCAGATTAAAATGGCCATGGGCGGCAGCACCAAGAAATATTGTTAATTTGACTATAACAGTAGTTACAGTGGAGTAATCATGGGACGCTTTACAAGACATGGAATGGACGATCAACCGCTTGAGGGCGGCGGTCGTGGCGGCGGTGGCGGAAGTGGAGTAGGCGCTAAAATTGCAGGCGCTGGAATAACCGGCGCTGTACTTGGAACCGCTTATAAAGGGCTGGAAAAAGCGCAAAATAGGGCTGATACCGCTCAAGCTGAAAAAAACCAAAAAGAAAAACAAATGGTTCAAGAAGCTGACGATGCCAAGATGCAGACCAAAAAAGACAAAGCCTACAAAGCTGCTGAAACTTATCCCGTAAACTTTGCAAAAGGTGGCACCGCCTCTGCTCGAGGTGATGGAATTGCCAAACGCGGTAAAACGCGCGGAAAGATGTGTTGATATGGCAACCGCAAAACCCAATAGCAGCGTAGCTAAGTCTTTAAAAAAGGCTGGGTTTTATGGCGCGAGTAAACCTAAGCGGTTGGGTATTATCAACAAAGTTACAACTAAACCTCAGCGGATAGAAATGGTTGATAAATTGTTTTTGGCCAAAAAAACAGTTAAAGGAAAAAGCAAATGAGATCTTCACGCGGCATGGGTGACATAAACCCATCAAAAATGCCTAAAGGTAAGAAAACTTCCCGCAGGGATGACACAGACTTTACGCAATATGAAAAAGGCGGCTCAGTTGGTTTGTATGCCAATATTAACGCTAAGAAAAAACGTATTGCTAAAGGCTCTGGTGAGAAGATGCGTAAAGTTGGCAGCAAGGGTGCGCCTACAGCGCAAGCATTCATTAACTCAGCTAAAACTGCCAAAAAATGAGCACAACAGGTTCTACCGCATTTAACATGGACTTCACGGAGCTTGCTGAAGAAGCTTGGGAACGTGCTGGCCGTGAGATGCGCAGTGGCTACGATTTGCGTACAGCTCGCCGGTCAATGAACCTGATGACCATTGAGTGGGCAAATCGCGGGCTGAATATGTGGACTATTGAGCAAGGCATGTTCACCATGACGCCTGGTCTAAACACATACACCCTGCCATCTGACACCATAGACCTGTTAGACCATGTTATTCGCACCGGTGCCAATGTGGCCTCTACCCAGGCTGACCTGAGCATTACCAGGATCAGCGTGTCAACTTATGCCACTATCCCAAATAAGCTGACCCAAGGGCGTCCTATCCAAGTGTGGATTCAACGTCTATCTGGTGAAGTTAATCCTACCGACCTGGCCTTAAACGGCGCATTAACAGCCACTGATACAACAATTACGCTGGACTCTGTTGTTGGTCTGGCTGCCTCCGGCTACATCCGACTGGATACTGAAGACATTTACTACACCTATATTGATGGCAATTCTTTGGGCGGCGTATTTCGCGGGCAAAATAACACAACGGCAGCAACACACATAACCTTGACTGCTGTTTACGTTCCGCAGCTGCCCGCTGTAACTGTTTGGCCAACCCCAGATTCATCGCAGACTTACCAGTTTGTTTATTTCCGCTTGCGTCGGATTCAAGATGCAGGTAGCGGTATCCAGACCCAGGACATGAACTTCAGGTTCTTGCCGTGCATTGCTGCTGGCCTGGCCTACTACATAGCCATGAAACAACCAGAACTGCAAGGCCGTATGGATATGCTCAAGGCTATCTACGACGAACAGTTCAACCTAGCAGCAGGCGAAGACCATGAGAAAGCTACCTTGCGCTTGGTGCCGCGCATGGCCTTTATTGGTGGCGGTGCTATTTAATGACAACGCCATACGCATCAGGTAAATACTCAATTGCTGAGTGTGATCGGTGCGGGCAGAGATATAAACTTAAGCAGCTCAAAGTTGAAATCATCAAGACAAAGCTGTACCAGCTAAAGGTTTGCCAATCCTGTTGGGATCCTGACCAACCTCAGTTGCAGCTTGGCATGTATCCAATCAATGATCCACAGGCTATTTATCAGCCAAGACCGGATACCACCTATGTGGCAGCAGGTGTTAACTTGAGTGGATATCCAACCGGTGGATCGCGGGATATTCAATGGGGATGGGCGCCAGTTGGTGGTGCGCAGCAATTTGACAGCGTTTTGACGCCAAACTACTTGGTGGCAACGGCAAGTGTTGGTACAGTCGCTATATCGGTAACATAGGAGTTAAAAATGGACAAGAAACAAGTGAAACGAATTGCTGATGTTGAGGCCAAAAAAATAGTGAAGGGTCACGAAGGCCGTATGCACAAAATGGCAAAAGGCGGTGTGACCACTGACCAAATGAAAGCTGTTGGGCGTAATATGGCCCGCGCTAATAATCAAGGGAGCAAGTAATGGCCAAGTTCAGCGACAAACGAATGGGTAAAGAAGTTGGTGATGCCCGCGTCTACGCAAAGCCCCATACTATGTCTGGTGGCGCTGCTAAGACAGATGTGCCCACAGAAAGTGGCGCTCAATTCATGACCCAGATGAACCCGTCAGTTGGCGGGATTAGCAAGGGAAACTACCCGGCCACTAAAACCGACGGCATTAAAATGCGCGGCACTGGTGCGGCTACAAAGGGTGTGATGTCTAGAGGCCCAATGGGTTGAGATTTACATGACATACACCGAACTGATCACCGCTGTTTCTGATTACTGCGAAAACACGTTCCTAAATACTCCGTCACAACCGGATATGGATACGATGATTCGTCAGGCGGAGCAGCGCATTTTCAATTCTGTTCAGGTGGCGTATTTTAGAAAAAACATGCTTGGGACTTTGACAATTGGCAATAAGTATTTATCCACACCAGATGATTTTTTGTCGCCATATTCTTTGGCTGTCATTGAGGACTACGGCACAGCTCAGGAAAATTATCTTTTCTTGCTGAACAAGGATGTAAACTTTATTCGAGAGGCGTATCCTGGCCCTGCTGATACTGGACTGCCTAAGCATTATGGAATCTTTGGCCCCACAACAACAGCTGGTCCAACGCCAGCAATTACCAATGAGTTGACGTTAATTTTGGGACCATCGCCTGATGCAACCTACAAGGTTGAGCTGCATTACTATTACTATCCTGAATCAATTGTAGATTCAACTACCGGTCATTCTTGGTTAGGCGATAACTTTGACATTGCTCTTTTCTCCGGAACAATGATGGAAGCCATTACCTACATGAAGGGCGAGCCAGATCTGGTTGCTTTGTACAAAACACGGTACGAAGAAGCAATGTTCCTGCTCAAGAACTTGGGTGACGGCAAACAGCGTATGGATGCATACCGCGATGGCCAGGTTAGGAATCCCGTCATATGACAATTGTTCAAACCCAAACCACCAGCTTCAAGGCGGAGCTGTATCAGGGCATCCACGATTTGGACACAGATGTGCTCAAGATTGCCTTATACACAGCCAACGCGGACTTGAACGCAAGCACAACAGCCTACAGCTCATCCAATGAAATCACGGGTACTGGATATACAGCTGGCGGCCAGCTTATTTCAAATGTAGTGATTAGTTCAGAAAATTACACGGCTTATGTAAGCTTTGATAATCCATACTGGAGCCCCGCCTCATTCACAACCAGGTGCGCGTTGATCTATAACGTCACAAAAGCAAACCGCTCAATTGCTGTTTTAGACTTTGGATCAGATAAGACTTGTACAGCTACATTTCTCATTACGATGCCAGCAAACACGGCAACAACAGCACTTATTAGGAGTTCAAATTGATCGTAACCACAACCAAAGGCGACATGGATGACTCTCTGCTTGAAAAGCGGGAAGGCGCAGTCGATAATGACAATGAACTCACCACATGGGTTGAGTATTGGCAGGAGGGTGAGCTTGTTCATCGTTCTGTGCATGTGACACTGAAAAAGATGCCCGTCTTTGGCGGCGGCGAAACCCAATCAATTGGCTAAAGGAGAAATAAAGTGGCAAATACCCAATCAATGTGTACCTCTTTCATGAGTGAGCTAATGCTCGGCCAACACCAGCTTGGCACTTCAACCATCGTATCCCGTGGTAGCTTGACATCGCCCACTACAGATACGCTCAAAGCGGCTTTGTTCCTTACATCGGCAACTATCAATGCAGCGACTACGGTATATGCCGCTACTGGTGAAGTTTCCGGTACGGGCTATACCGCTGGTGGCGTGGTGGTGACAAATGCAACGGCTCCGACTTCGACCAACAGTTCAGCAACTGCGGGCGTGGCGTTTTTTACGCCTTCAGCGTCAATTACCTACACCACGGTGACATTGACCACGGCGTTTGACACAGTGCTGCTGTACAACTTTACGCAGTCTCTCAAGGCTATCAGTGTCCACACGTTTGGTTCACAGACCATCACGGCGGGTACTTTTACCTTGACAATGCCTGCAAACACAACATCAACCGCTTTGTTGCGCTTGGCAACTACTTAAGGGTAGGTCATGTCTCTCGGCTGGGGCGACGGCACTTGGGGCGCAAACGGCTGGGGCGGCACTCTTGAAGCAACAGGGGATGAAGCAACAGGAACCGTAGGGACAGTCTCGCCTGAGTTGATTATTGCGCTGAGTGGGGTATTTGCTTCGGGAAGTGTTGGGGATGTTGTTGAGACAAACAGCCCAACGGAAGACGGAAATGTTGCTTTTGGCAATGTAGGCAGTGTAACAACCTCCTTTGTAGTTGATTTGTTTGGTGTTTCAACGGCGGGTGCGGTTGGTACTGTTGTTCAAAGTAACGATTTTGCCTTGACAGGGAATTTGGCAAGTGGGGATGTAGGCACGGTTTCTAGGGGAGCCACTTTACTGGCTTTGACGGGGGTGGAAGCTTCTGGTTTTGTAGGGACGGTAACCCACGGCAAGGAAGTTGCGCTAACTGGGAATGCAGCGGCAGGAGCAGTTGATACTGTTGTTCAAAGTGCAGCGGTTAATCTGACGGGTGTTGAAGCGCTGGGATTTACAAATGCAATTGTTGTCCCGCTTCCAAGCAATCAGGCGGATGGTGCAGTTGGATCTGTAGCTAGCGACAGAGAAATTGCTCTGACGGGTAACGCTTCCAGTGCTGCTGTAGGATCGGTTTTAGTAGGTGCAAGAACATTTGGGATAACCGGGAATCAGGCTTCAGGAACGGTGGGATCTGTGATTGCTGTTTATTGGAAAATAATAGATGACTCACAGACCCCAAACTGGCAAAATATCAGCAATCCGCAAACTCCCGGCTGGGCGGACATTTCAGATGTTCAAACCCCAAATTGGGAAGAAGTTGTAACTTGAGGTAAAAAATGGCAACAGCATATACATCACTCTTGGGCTTGGCTCTTCCGCTCACTGGGGAGCTATCCGGCACATGGGGTGATACGGTCAACGATCAGATTACTGCGCTTTTGGATTCCGCCATTGCGGGTACAACAACTTTAAGCACTGACGCAGATGTCACACTGACAACAACTACCGGCGCAGCAAATACTTCACGACAGGCTGTCTTGTTGTGTTCGGGCGCAAGAACGGTTTTACGCACAATTACGGCTCCTGCTCAGTCAAAGATCTACACCATCATTAACGCTACGACAGGCGGTTTTTCTGTCAAATTGGTTGGCGTTGGCCCAACAACAGGTGTCACGATCATTGCAGGTGAATCTGCTGTTTGTGCGTGGAATGGCTCGGACTTCATCAAGACCAGTTCAACGATTGCAAATGCCGCTGGTTCAAACACTCAGGTTCAGTTCAATAACTCAGGCGTTCTGGGTGGCTCTGCCAACCTGACGTGGAGTGGCACGGCTTTGGCTGTGACTGGTACTGTTGCCGTAACGGGTGCTTTGACCGCAACCCTAGACTCAACATTCTCCTCAACTGGTGCATTAATCATCAGCAAGGGAACAACAGGCCAGCGACCTACACCAGCAAGCGGAATGCTTCGCTTCAACACCACAACAGTTGAGTTTGAGGGCTACAACGGCACTGCATGGGCTTCTGTGGGCGGTGCGGCACTGA